CCATCGCGGTCGGGGTGTTGGTGCGCGTCGGGATCAGCGCGCCACCGCTCCGCGTGGCGTTCGTGAAGTGATCTTCGATCGCGTTGGGCAAGCCCTGAATGCGCTCGATCTGGACGTCGGAAGCGATGCCACGACGCGCCAGCTCCTCGGGGTTGAAGGCGCGATCGTAGGCCGCTGTCACCTGATTGCGCGCCGCCGTGTTGGCTGTCCTGAACTCAGTGCCCAGCACCTGCCCCGCATCGCTGGGGTCCAGCACCCGGCCGCCGCCCGCTTGGCGGCGGATCATCTCTTGCGCCTGGGTCAGCGCCTCGCGCTGGGTCTCATCAAACTCCTGGATGATCCTCTGGGGATACTCGCCCCGGCTGCCGCCGCGCAGGTTCTTTTCCAGGCCGATCTGCGCCGGATCATCCAACAGCCCACCCTGGGTCTGCGGCACGTCAAACTCAGTGCCGAGCGCGCGTCGCTGAGCGACGCCCGCCGCCGTCGAAGAGCCGAAGTTGGAATTGACCGCCTGGGTGATCTCCTGGCGCATCTGCGGCGTCATGGTGGCGCTCTGCTCAGCGGTGATGCCCGCCTCCTGCAGGATGCGGGCGCCGCGCGCCGTGGGCGCACCAGCCGCGTCGAATACCTCACCAGCGAAGCGACCGTAGAGATTACGCGCGATCGGCACGAGCGCAGAAATACCCGCCGTGCCCAGCGCGCCCAGGCCGCCGCTGATCAAGGCCTTCTTGGCGTCCAGGTCTTGGCTCTTGCCACCTGAGGCGATGGCAGCGGCATCCTCGGCCAGGCTCTGGCCCGCGCCAAGCAGGCCTGTCGTGGCGACGGCGGCAGGCACGCTGCTGACAGCGAAGGCCGGTGTGAGCGCCGTCGCGGCCACGCCACCCGCGACACCGGCCGTCAGTCGGCCAGCGTCCATGATGTCAAACTCACCAGGGCGAGACGTGTAGTAGAACTTGCCCTTGTACTCGACACCGGGGTTACCGAACTTGTCATCGACAGCTTTCGCACCCGGCAGGTGCTTGGTATAGATTTCCTGGCGCGCACGCGGGTTGCCGGTCGACAGCGTCCCGAACTTGGTGGCCGCCGCTCCTGGCAGCGTGAGGCCTTCCTTGCCCGACAGCCCCATCACCTTGCGCATGCCTTCCGGCAGGAAAGACATGTCAACACCGGGCAGCTCTAGCTGGCCCGTCGTCGGTGCATCCTCATGCTCGATCGGCGTGCGCCCGTTGGAGATCGCCTCCAGTTGCTTATCGGTGAGCGAGCTGACGTCGAGCTTCGGCTTCGCCGCAGGTTGCGCTGCGAAGCGCGCCAGCTCCTCATCCGAATACTGGCTGAGATCAGCCATTACTTCCCACCCTGTTGCTTGCGCCTCTTCAGCTCTTCCAGGGCCTCCTGAGGCGTCGGCGCCGCGTTGCCGCCGCCAGTCGGCGGGCCAGCCTCGGGATTGGCGCCCTTGCTCACCAGCGGGTTGGCCTTGATGAAGTCGCGCTTCGCCTTGTTGGCTGGGCTGATAAAGTCACCGTAGTCCTGCTTCATGTCGATCTTGAACTTGGACTTGATCGCCTTCTCGCGCTCATCCAGCAGATGGAAGGCACGCGTGATCACCGCCTGCACCTTCTCTGGCGCATCGGCCGCGTTGAACAGCTCCTTCCAATGCGCGATCTCGGTGTCGGAAATCTGCGCGCCCTTCATCGCTCGCGCCATTTCGTCGGCCACGGCGGTGCGCGCCGTGTTGAAGTCGATCACGCGCGGGTCGCCGGTCTGGTTGCGAACGGCCTGAGACCATTCATTCAACTTGGTGACATTGCCGGTCTGCAGCGCCTGAGCCGCTTCATGCAGATCACCGATGTGGCCATAGAGCGTGTCGAGCGCCGTCATGTTCTTGCCGGTCACGCCCGCCTGACTGAACTCCTTCTTGACGTCGCGGCGCACGCTGAAGTCGCTCTCGCTGTACTGGCCACGGCTATACTGATTGACCATGTCCATGACCATGCGGTTGCGGCGATTGTACATGCCACCGTGCTGGCCGATCGTGTAGGGCTTGCGATCGTACTCAGCGATGGCCTTCACTTCGCGCGCCACTTCGGGATTGAGCGTCTTCAAAAACTCATCATCGTAGCCGGTGAACTTCGGCGGCGGCGGCACAGGCGCCTGCCCACCGACTGGATTGCCGTCAGGATCGAAGCGCACCTGAGTAGGCGCAGGAACGGGCGGCGTCGGTGAGCCGACGCCACCACCGCCGCCAGGGCCTAGATCACCTGGCGGCGGGGTGGCGGGCACCGTGACGCTTGTGCCAGGAGCCGGGATGGGCGGCGGTACTGGCTGGCCTGGCTGCTGGGGCGTCGGCTGCCCCTGTTGCGGGCCGGTCGTCACGATCTGGCCGTTGCGGCGGTACGGCTCGGGCTTGAACGTCAACGGGTTGATCAGGTCAATATCACCATTCTTGTAGCTGATCACGCCCGTGTTGAAGTCGACCTTGGGCTGGTAGCGCGACGGATCGAGGATTTTCTGGACGGTCCCAAAGTCACCCTTCAGCGCCGCCGCCTTGGCGGCCATGCGATCGGCCTCGGAGGCCTGAGCATCGTCCAGCGCCTTCCTGAACTCAGCGCTGTCGGCGTACTGGCGCCACTTCTCGGCTTGCTCCAGCTCGGCCCTCTGGCCCTTGACCCTCTGTCCCGCCAACGCTTGCTGCGCCGCCTGCGAACGGTACTGCATCATTTCGGAGGGAATGTCGCCCAGCGCACCGCCCGCCTGGGCAATGAGCCCAGCGCGTTGCGCGGGCATCAAGTTGCCACCAGCCGCAACGCCCAGAAGTCCAGCCTTAATCAGACCGGACCACATCGGCTGTCGACGGTCGGCCTGTGTCAGGCCCAGATCGTCCTTGGTCGTGTCATCGGCAAGCAAGCCGTCGAGTAGGCCAGCCATCACACCCTCCGCATCAAGCGCTGTCGCGCCAAGATTTGTGTGAAGTCAGGATTGCCAGCAGATTGCACCTGCGGCCGGTGAATGGCGAGGGGTTGCATCATCATCTGCGGCGCCGCTGTCTCCGCTTGGTCGAGCAGCCCCATGCCCACCTTGGTGATGCCTTGGTAGCCCCGCGTCTGCTTCGCCTCCTCCATGGCCGTGGCCGCCGCTGCAGCCTGCTCCTGTTGCTTCGCCAGTAAACCCGCGACGATCTGCTGATTGTCGCCGCTCGGCGGCGTCGGCGCCGCCGCTGCTGACGCTATCGCTGTCGCATCGACCCCAGGCGTTGGCGGACGCTGAGCATTATTCCAATTCAGCGGTCGCAGGTAGGCGTACATGGCATCGCTCGCCTCGCCTTCGGTCGTCGCCGCCCTGAGCCGATCGCCTGCCGTCTTCTCGCTGGTCTGCAGCTCGTGATGAGCAAAGTCGAGCTGCGTCTTCTCATCGTTGGGATCACGCCCGCGCGCTGTCGCCCAAGCCTTCAGCTCCGTCCAGCGTCCTGCACCGGGCTTCGGATCGTGCCACTGGAACAGGCCGAACGATGTGCCCTTGTCTCCCGGCACGGTTGGACTGCCACCACTCTCGCGCAGCACATGAGCAACCATCGCTTGCGCCTGGTGCGGCGCGTAGCCCTGGCTCAGGAAGTGCTGATAAGCACGGGCGCGAAAGTCGTCGGCCATGTTACGCCGCCATGCCGCTCAGGAAGTTGGTCTTGATGCCGAGATACTTGCCCGCCTTGACCACCTGATCGGGATACTTCTTTGCCACGTCCTGCGCCATCGGGCCCACGACCAGCGGATAGTTCTTGGGATCGCCCTTGTAGCGATAAGCGTAGAGATCGATGTCGGTCTTCGGATCGCGCCCGAGCTTCTTGATGTCGGTCTTCAACCGACGATCGGACAGAGACCACGGAGATGACGTCACTCCATATTGAGACCAGACATCTCTCGGTATCGCCTCCCGCATAACCGCATCGGTGTTTACCGGCGCCTTGTTGAACATGCCCATCTGCCCGAGCAGACCAGCGGTCGCGGCCGACATGCCGAGGCCGGTCGACAATGGGTTCGTGCTGGGGCCTGGGCTTGTCGTGGTGCTCATCTGGCCGTAGGGCGACTGCGCCAGAGCGTTCTGTCGGATGGCCAGCACGTCCAGCGGCTGCTGGCGCTGCTCCATGTAGTGCTGCCGCTGAGCGTCCAGCTCGGCCTGGCTCTGCGCCTGCAACAGACCCTGGCCGCCCATCGCTGCCTGAAGGCCCTGCAGGTAGGTGTTCTGGCCTTGCGTGGCCAGACCAGCGAGCTGATTGGCCATGCCACCACGAAACTGCGCACCCGCAAGGCCCATCTGCGAATTGAACTGATCGGCCGTGAACCTGTTGCCGATGTCGTACTGCGCACCCTGTTGCGCCTGGGCGAAGTTTTGACTGAGTAGGCCACCAGCGAACTGGCCCTTCTGCAGCTCGCTCTGAGCGTTGGTGACACCTTCAGCGATGCCCTGGCGCGAACCGCCGAACGCCTTGGCCTGCGTCGCGGTATCACCGATACCCATCAACGCCTGCTTGCGCGACTGCTCCATGAGCGACATCGTCGGATCAATGACGTTCTTGGTGTAGGGGTTCATGTAGGGCGACAGATCGGTGCCCGCCAACATCCTCGGATCAACCGTCGACGGGTTGAAGCCCAGGAGACCGCTGGTGGCGCCCTGCGCCTGGGCATAGGCCGGATTGGTCGAGCCGACGTTGCCGTAGAGCTGGGCGATCAGGTTCCTCTGCTCAGGCGTCATGCTGGCGACGCGCTGGCCGCCATAAGGACCCATGAGTTGATTGGCCGCCTGAACAGCCAAGTCCCAGTTGTCGCTGTCGCGCTGCTGGATGCCAAAGGGGATTTGAGTTTGCTGCGTCTGGGTCTGCGTCCCACCACCGCCGCCACCGCTCTTGCTGAGCTGCGAGGCGGCGATACCAGCGGCGGCGGTGATCCCGGCAGCGGCGATGATGCCTGACATCCTACTCTCCCGTGATCAGCACGACATGCTCATCCGCCCGAGAAAGCGGCACGAGCAGATCGTACTCATCGGTGAATTGCTTCTGCGCCTCATCGACGGTCTGCGCCGTCGTCGGAAAGATCATCGACATCGCCACGTCACTGATCGTGAAGAAGGCGATCTTGCGGCCCGCACTTCCTGGCAGCACGCTGTAGCCGCTGACGTGAATGACTTCATCGTCCGAGTAGACCTTTGCCTCGCCGTAGAAGATCAGCACAGTCGGCAGCTTGATCAGCACCGCAGCGGCTGCCGTCTCGGCAGGCAAGCGAACCGTCCGCGTGTACATGCCCGCGTGCAGCAGGTGCTCGGTGATGAAGGGCACCTGCGGCAGCTCGCGCAGCGCCTCAGCAAACCGGCGCACCTTGTCAATCGCCTCTGGTCGAGATGGCGCCAAACGGGTGTGGACAGGAACAATGTTAGACACGGGTCTTCACCGTTGGCGTAACGACCAGGGCGCCTGCGTCGCTGACGGTGACGTCGAAGAGATTGCCAGCCGGTGACCGCAGGATCACACGCGGCGTCTCGACGTCTTTGCTCACCGCGTCGCCCAGGGCGCGGCGAAGCTGTTGGAAGAGAGTGTTGAAGAATGCTCCCGAGTAGCGGTCGGGCGCCTGCGGCAGGGTGATGTTCATCGTCCACCTCCCACGCTGACGTCGAGACGCAGATTGCCGACTTCAAAAAGCTCATCGATGTTGCCGATGTAACGGACACGCGCCTCGCGACAATTCACGCGGGTGTCGGTGTAGCCGTCGAGCCTGGGCGTGTAGGGGCCGAACACGCGCTCCGCGCCATCGGGCGCGTAGCGCCCGAAGAACTGCATCTTGACGCTCTGCTTGCGATCGTTGGTGGCAAGCAACGCTTGCTTGACGTCGACCACCGCACTGCCGTCACCGATGCCGAGCGCGCCAGTTTCCAGCCAACGGTCGCCCAGGATGGGAATGCCCGCGTTGGTCCAACCGTTCTCATGCTCATAGATGTTGCCGTCCGCAGAGCCCATGTAGGGGCGGCGAAGCGCGCCGCTCGGGAAGACAGCGCTACGGCTCAGATAGCCCCAGCCCCACCAGTTTTCGAGATAGTTGAAGACAGCGTAGCGGTCGCACTCGGTAGCGTTTAGCGACGGCCAGAACGTCCACACTTCAGGGAAGTTGCCGTTGGCGCCAGAATGCGCGCGTGTCGGCCCCCAAGTGAGCGAGAAGTCGATACGGATGTCGTTGAAGATCGGACACTGGACCGTCTGCGCCACGCCACCAGCGTAAATCTGCATGCCGCGATTGGAAGGCCACAGCGCCTTGCCGAAATCAAACTCGGCAATGCTGTAGGGGTGGAACATCGGCATCTCAGCCAGCTTCTCGACGCCATAGACGTAGGGCATACCGACATAGCGCGCGAGAAAGACTTCGGTGCTGGTGAAGAGCAGCATGCCTTCCTTCACGCGCACGATGTAGTTGAGCGGACTGGTGCATTGCAGATCGAGAAAACCCGCCGAATTGGTGACACTGGCGAAGTCAAAATCGGTGAGGCTTTCGCGGCTGCCCCAGCACACCCGGTAGGGATAGTACGTGCCGCTGATCACCGGACCGACCAGCATGACATGGCGCTCGTCGGTGACGCCGACTGCGTTGCTGAGCGGCGGTTCCGCCATCGGCACGGGATCGACGTCTGGCGTGTCACCGATGTAGTGGAAGAGCCGATTGTCTCGGCTCGACAGCAGCAGCACGTCTTCGCCCCAGTTGGCGAACGACCACGACGCATAGAGCGGCGCAAAGGCGGTGCTGGTGCCAGGTGGGCGCGGCGTCCCGTAGGCCAGCGCGCCATAGGGCCCCGTGCCGTAGCCGCCTTCCAGATTGTTGACGGGCGGCACGATGCCGCTCGGCGTGATGTCGAGCCAATCGTTCGCGAAGTCGACATAGAGCTTGGTTTCAGTCCCGATCAGCGTACCCAGCTCGCCCTGGTTCTTCCGCCACGCATGCATGCGACGCACCGCATCGGCCAGCGGCGTGCCCGTCTTACGCACCCAGCCGCCGACAGGCCGTGCGCTGCCCGACTGCCAGCGCATGAGGTTCATGTCCCAAAATCGGCCCGTGCTGTCGTACGGCGAACCGTTGCGCTCCAGACCAGGGGGAAGTTGGATGGGCATGAACTGCATGGCGTCACATCACGATGACGCAGTCGCACATCATGCCGGGCGGCACGTTGGTGACGGAGGCGGTCGCGCCATTGACCGCGACGAAGGCCGCGTTGACGGTGAGCGAACCGGCAGTGAAGCCCGTGACTGTCGACGTCGCACCGGCCTGAGGGATCAAGGGTCCGTCAGTGCCCTCGGCGCCACGCAAGATGCTGAAGTCGCCCTGCTGCGTGCCGTTCACCGACAACGCACCCGAGGTAGAAGTCGGGTTCGTCCCGCCGGTCGCAGACACAGCCGCTACCTCGGTCGACTGGCCGACCGGCTGCATGCGGATGGTGGTGTTGGCCGCGCCGGGGCCCAGCACATTCTGGTTGGCGATGCCGCCGTTATTGTCGAGCGCGAACGGCGCACGACCGCAATGATTGGGCAGCGTGAAGACCTTATTGGCGGCCCAGTCGGCCAGCGCGGTGAGGCCGCGCCCGCCGACTGGCGTCAGATTGAGTGTCGTCCAAAAATGCTCGTAGATCGGCAGCGTGTCGTCGTTGGCGCGCTGCGTCGCAGCGCTGGTGCCCTTACCGAACGTCGTGCCGTTCAGCCACAGCGTGCCCGCAGGCGCGGCGGCGCCATAGTAGCCGTACAGGACCGTGCCGCGCGGAGCGCGCTGGGCGGCATACTCACGGGTGGCGATGGTGCCGCTCTCATCCGGCGCGCTCAGCTCGCGCGTGGTGGCGGTCGTGATGCCCGCCACCGAGATCGTCAGCACCTTGGTCGGGTCGGTGTTGTCGCGAAACGTGACGCCATCGGCATAGGCGTCGAGCTGGCCGCCGCCATCGATCACCAGCTTCATATTCGTCGGCGTCACGTCACCCGGCAGCGTGCGGGTGCCGACATGCAGGCCGACGCTGGCGCCCAGGCCCGTGGCCAGGAACACGGCATCGAGCAGATCGAGATCATTGTTCAGGCCAGCGACGCCACCCCAGGTGTCGAAAGCGGCCCCGACCTCAGGCTTCCGCAGGTTCAGATTTGGGGTGAAACTGTCAGCCATTTACGCGGCTCCCCCTACTACGGGCACCCTACGCGCGCCTCTACGGGCCGTCCAGGCAGACCGTACGGAGGCCGTAGGCCCCAGGGCCAGCCGCCCTGGGGCCTCTGTACGGTCAAATACGGGCCGTCTAGACACTGGCGCCCTCCTGGAAGGGCGCCAGCGGGTGCGCGGTCACGAGATCGAGCGCCTTCTGATAGAGGCCAGGCCAGACGTCGGGGTGCGGCGCCCCAGGGCGCCAGTTGCGCAGGTAGTAGTCCCAGCCGCCCTGGACGTTGCCGAGCTTGGGCAACGGGGCGGGGTCGGTGAACAGCAGTAGCCGCGCCATGACCGCCGCCAGGAAGTCGTTCCACGCCATCGCCTCGTAGACGGTGTCGGTGGTGCAGGGGATGAGGAGCGCGCCGCAGAAGGTCTTGATCTTGGTAGCCGACGCTGTGTGCGACAGGACGCCAGCGACGCCACCGCCCTTCTCAAATTGCCAAAACGACCGCGCCGGGCCGCCCTGCTGCTTGCGGTACTGCCAGTTGCTTTCCTGGCCAGCGATGGTGAGGCATTCGACGCGCGCCTCATCGCTGATCGGGATGTTGCTCTGGACGCTCAACGTGTAGAGCGCCGGGTCGATGTAGTCCGTCAGCAACGACGTCGGTGAGATGGTGATGTCCATTGGTACGCACTCCTACGCTTACGCACTCTCGCCCTCACTTCATCCAGCGCAGCGTCTGGCTGCCGTCGCCGTAGTAGGACATGTGATTGCCCGCGTCGGCGTGGCTAACGTTGTTGACGCCGTACAGCATCGGCTTGCCCTTGCTCACCCACTGGCCGCCCTCGTAGGCGCGGCAGTGCGTCTTGCCGTCGCTCGCGCCCTCGCTGGCCGCGATGACGGAGCCGTAGCCATTGTGGCCGAGCACATAGAGCTGCTCGCCGGTGTTCTCACCGTTCGACGCGCCGACGTAGCGCAAGCCATCAGGAGCAACGATGCCACCCTCGGCGTTGAGCACGTAGCTGCCAAAGATCGAGTTGACCGAGTAGGTCTGCCGCATCCCCGCGCCGAAGTTGCGTGAGCTGTTAGGGTGCATGACCATGATGTTGCTGACGATCGACCAGGGCGCCGAGCCGTCGAGGCCCAGGTGCTCCATGAAGATGCCGTCGCCCCGATGGTTCTCGGCGTGAACGTTTTCCATCAAGCCCTCAAACACCGCGCCCCTGATCGAGATGCCGTGCGTGGCGTAGCCGGTGAAGACGTCGCGGATCGTGAACTTGTAGATGCAACCAGGGTCGCCATCAGGCGCGTAGATGTGCAGGCAGCGGCCTGCGGGCGCACCCGCGTAGCCGTTGCCGTCCATGCAGAGCTTTTCGATGTAGAGGCCACGGTTGGAGATGCCGTTGGTGCCGCGATAGGTGATCATGTCCTGACCAGACGGGCCCTTCCACAGCACGCGCGTGAAGTTGAGATTGACGCCCCACGGGAAGCCGTCGTGCTGGGTCTGCGCGATGGTGATGGGCCTGGTCATCGTGATCGGCGTCTTGCTGCCGCATGAGCCGACACGCTGCTCGTTGGCGTAGGTCTGCAGCGCGTCGCGGAGCTGGGTCTCGTTGGTAATGCTGTCCATGCCATCGCCCTCCTCAGGCGGTACGGGTTCTGGGTTGGGGTCGGGCGGCTCGGGCGTGACGCCACCGGGCCGTTGCAGCGCGCCGCCGCTAATGCGGGTGTCGGGATTGCCCGATGCCGCGCCCGAGTAGACCTCGATGAAGCGGCCGGGCTCGGTGTCCATGCTGACGAAGTTGGGCACGTCCTCGCCGGTCTCCATGTCGACCAGTTTGTAGGGAGGGGTCATGGCCGCTTGTCCCAGTAGTTGGTCGCGTTGTGCTCGCGGCCAAAGTCGAAGCGGAAGCGACGCAGCTTGAAGTAGTCCTTGTCCTGCTGGAACGGGCGCTTCGGCTGATCTTCCTCGGGGCAGTCGGGGTCGCGGTCGCGAAGTTCATGCTGTTGACGACGACGCTGTTCAACCATGCGTGCCTCCTATCGCTTGTTGCTGAGTGCGCCAGCGACGAAAGCCGCCGCCGTCGAAAGGGCCGAGCCCAACAGCTCGGCCAGTCGATTGTCGCGGTCGCATCGGAAGCTCCCAGCGACGATCTGATCGGCATGGATGAGACACATGCCGACGCCCGCCAGCACGATGGTGAGCTGCACACAGATCACCACCACGACCAGATAGAAACCGGCGCGGGCGGCATCGAAGGGTGGGCGGTCGCTCATCCATGCAGCGGCGCGCCGAACACACGCCAGCCGAGCAGCAGCAGCAGGATGAACAGCAACAGGCCGCCACCCCACATGCCGTAGGGGCCAGGGATCGCGCCCCAGTGCCAGGCGAAGCCGAACACCAGCCACAGCAGCATCAAAATCCAGAACGCGAGACCGAGTGTCATGGCCTGCCTCCTCAGTAGAATGTTGGCGCACGCGCGCTGAGCTGCGATCGAGGCCGCAGTGACGCTTCACTTTCGAGCCGGATGGTTTCAGCGATGGCCGTGCGGAGCTGTATCCAGGTCGGCAGGCGCTGATCGTCTTTGAGGTACGGCGCCGCCTGGAGCAGCACCGAGTAGAGATAAAAATCGGGCGACTTGGTGAGCAGCCAGTTGGTCGTCTGGATGTCGTTGAGATCGGGAATTTTGGCGTAGTAGATCATCTTCAGATCGACGTCGGCGCCAGGCGCTGGCACCAGCTCGATCGCGTTGCCGATGATCGTGTAGGCCGTCACCGGGCCGGACACGCCGCCCGCATAGGCCTTGAACGCGTTGCTTTCCTTCTCGCTGATATAGCGCAGCGGAAAATTGTTCTGAGGATCGCTCAGCACCAGCGAGTAGTGCTCAAGCCAGTCACCCGGCAGCTCGACATATTCGTTGGCGCTGGTCGCCTCGGCACGGGTCATCATGTCCCGCGTCCGCAGCTCGCGATTGAACTGCGCCGTGGTCATCATGATGAAGGCCGGTATCTGGTCGACCAGGTCGCCGCGATTGAGCCAGTCGGCCGTGGCCGACTGCAGCTCGCTGTAGTTGGTGATCTGGATGGCGGCCATCACACCCGCCCTGGGCGTGTGCGGAAGCCACGATTGTCGGGATCGTTCAGCCAGCGCCGCAGCGCCTGCTCGTCATCGATGATGCCTTCGCGCTTCAGCTTGTTCCACAGCACCAGCGGCACGCGACCGACAGTCTGCCCGTCGCCCCAGCGATCGGGCGCCTCATTGAAAAACTTCTTGTTCAGATCGATCAGCGGCTGGGCTTCGATCTCATCGACCACGCGGAACGTATCGGTGTTCTCATCGTAATCGACGTACTGCATGCAGCCCGTCGCCGGATCAAAGGCAAGTACACGCCTCATCAGTCCCTACCCTGAGGGAAAGATGACGGGTGGCGTACGCTACGCTGCCACCCGTCAGTCACCCCCTCTACACATACACGTAGAAGCAGGCCCAGCTCGATTACGTCAGGTCCGCGATGGCCGCCCAGGAATACTGCGACTTCATGCGCAGGCCCCACTCGCACAGGATCATGCGCTTCTCGCCATCGGCGGTCTTCGCCATCACCTCGGTGCGGAAGTTTCGGAGGTACGCAACGCTCGCGTACTCGGGATCACCGACATAGACGATGTCGAGCGGCATGAACCGATCGGGCACCGCCGACGTCGAGCCGAAGTCACCGACGTAGAGATCGGCCGCGCCGATGATCTGCGCCTGGTCCCCTGGCGGCACGTCACGGAAGCGCGTGGCGATGCCAGCGAAGGTCGAAAACACGACCTTCTGCGTTGCCCCCATGAAGGCAACCTTGGGATTGCCGCCCTGGGTCCACACGTTCTGCTGCGCCGTCTTGAACAGCGCCTCGGTGAAGGCGCGATCGGTGCCCGCCCCCGCCGCCGTGCTCGGCGTGCCGTTGCCGCCACCACCCGACATGACAGGCGGCGTGCCGGTCGCGCCGCCCATGTAGTTGGTGATGATCCAGGCGCCCATGCCAGCGGTCCTGCGAGCCACAGTGTTGGAACCCGCGTTGCCGATCTGCATGCCGGTGATCGCCACTTCCATGTCGCGCTTCATCTCGCTCGCTGCCTTGGCCAGCTCGTAGCTCAGGTAGGAGCGCATGCCCGCCTTATCGACCGCTTCCAAGGTGCCCGACACGGTCACGATCTTGCGGTTGATCTGGGTGTAGTTGTTCACGCGGTTGGTCGGCGCGCGAGCGTCGGTCACGCCGACGATGTCGTCGCCTTCGATCACCGGATTGTTGGCGGGAGCGGCCAGGCCGTCCGTCTGCCATTCAAACAAGGTCTGCTTGGCAGTATCGCGCCCGATGTTGGACATGACGGGCACGTCCACGGGCGCGATATTGTAGATCATGTTGCTCAGGTCTTCGCGAACGGCGCGCGTCGCGTCGTAGCGAGTGATGGTATTGGTGATCAACGCCATGAGTTACGCCCTCCATGGCAACCGACCCAAGAACTCAGATCAGTTGCTCAAACACCTTGGCCGCATCCTCGATGCGACCGCTCTTGGCGAGACGTTGCTGAGCCGCGTTGAGCCTCGTGGCAGTCGTGCTGTCGCGTGCAGCACCGGCAGAAGCGACCTTCGGTCCTTTGGTTGCGACGGGCTTCGGCTTTCCACCGGCCTGCAGCTCGTCCCAAAGACGTGCCTTGTTGAACATCACAATGGCACGCGGATCGTAGGCAGCAGCGACTTCCTCAGCGGTGTACCCGTGGGCCAGGGCGTGCTTGACGATCGCTTGGCGATCAGCCTCCCAAACCTTGGGGTCCTTCCACACTGGCATCATTTCGAGCATTTCTGCCCGCTTCTCTAACGCCAGCTTCTGGTTGGCCTCGACTGCCTGTTTTCGCTCCTCGCTCTGAACGCGCTCCAGCTCGAATTTCGCCGCAGCGATCTTCTCTTGCTTGTCGCGCCATTCATCGCGTCGCCGGGCATACCCGACAGGGTCTGTCCGATAGACCTCAGCCCAGTCTGGTTCTTCGGGTTGCAGCTCGGTGAGCTGATTGCGAAGTGCCTCCAGCATGGCCTTGTAGGTCGTGCGCTCTTCGGTGACCGCTTTGACTTCCGTCTCGAAATTCTTTCGCTCGGTTGTCAGATCGGCCATCTTGCGGCTGTAGTCGGCCTGTCGCTGGTAGCCGTGGATGACCTCTTCCAGAGGTTTCGCCTCGGACTTGCCGTCAATCGTGACGGTGACCATGGCGTTCTTAGGATCGATCTCCGTAGCTTTGTCAGCGTCGTCCGATGCTTCGGCTTCATCGCCCTCCCCTTCCTCCTCAGTCGGGGCCGTCTCTTGCGACTTGGCGTCGGCGGCAACGCTCTCACCATCGGTGGGAGCTGCGTCAGCGGCGGGCGTCTCGGGCGTCTCGGTGTCAGTTTCCTGGTCGAGAAGACCTTCGATCGCGAGCGCCGCGTCCTCCAGGCTGGTGCCTTGTGGCGAAGGCGTGTCAGCGGTGGTGGTCGGCATGGTTGCTATTTACTCCAAAATTTTAGGTCTGACTACGGGTCCCGTAGCCGGGTGCCGTACGGGCGGCCTGGGCCCGCCCGTCGAGATGCTTCATTGCGGTGGCGTCGCGCAGCGTGGCCTGGAGCTGCAGGATCGCGTGCAGCGCGTGCCAGCACTTTTCGCGGGCCTCCGATGTCTCTGCCAGGACCCAGTCGGCCATGGTCCCGGCTTCCAGGCGCTGCCATAGGATGCTGGCGGCGGCGCTGGTGAAAAATTCACGCACCTGCTCTAGCTGCTCGTCACTCAGTTGCGTTGCCATTGCCCGCCTCCTTCTTCGCCCTGGCAGCCTCGGCAGCGGCCTCACGCTTCTGCTCGATCGTCATGCGGTGCTTGGCCATGTCGGCCTCCAGATCACGGACGTGCGCCTCCTCATCGCGATCGAGGCCTTCACGGTGCTTGGCGACGTCGGCCAGGAGGCCAGCCCGCTCCAGCTCCAGCTCGGTCTCGCTGGTGCGCACCGCCGTGCCGTACTGCAATTCAGCGATCTGCAGCTTGATGATGGCGTCGAGCCGTGCCTTGTCGCGCTCGCGCTGATCCTGAAGGAGGTTCTGCTGGCGCTGCGTCTCGGCATCCACTTCGGCCTGGCGCATCTTCAATTGGTGATCGGCAATCGCCTTCTGCTCTTCCATCTGCTGGCGCTGCATGGCGAGCTGGTGTTGCGCCTTGTTCAGCTCGATCTCGGCTTGCACCTTGGCCTGCTGCGCCTGGGCAACCAGCAGGTTGGGATCAGGCGGCGGCGGGTTCTGCGCCTGCTGCTGGGCAATCGCCTGCATGTCGACCGGCTTGAAGAACTGATCGACGTTCTTGTAGCCCATGATCTCGGTCATCTTGCCGAGCGTGTTGCGGTAGTTACTGAGATCGGCCAGCGGGTTGGTCACGCCACCCATGCCAGCGATGGCGCCTTCCTGCTTGGTCGCGATCAACGCCAGAGCCTGCAGGCGATCGGCGTCGGTGCCGCGCCCCAGGGCGACGTGCGTGATCACGTCCATGTCGGCATCCCACACGCGCGGATCGACTTCGACCCACTTGCCACGCAGCCGCACCATGCGAGCACGATCCTGGTGTTTGCAGACCAGCTTCAGGATGCCCTTCATCATCGGCTT